TTTCGAGGATAATGTGAGGAAACACTTGAGGAATCACGATAATCCTGATTGGGATAGTGATATGTATAAGGAGTATTTCTTTACAGCGAGGACTATCAGGAATAAGTGGAATAGGCAGAGATGGTATCGTAAATCAAAAGAGAACTTGGAACTCAAGCTTAAGAGATTATATGAGCAGGGGTTATTGATTCAAATCGATTATGATAATCGTGACCCAGTTTATGGATTAAATAAGGGTATCGATTTAATCATAGAAGCTACTGATTTGAATTGGAAGAAAAAGGAATTGGTGGAAAAATCAAACAAGGTCAATATCCTAAAGTACCCATCTGTCAAGGATGAGTATATGAGATTCTTTGAAGAGGATATTCAAACCAACATCAAAGATAACAACTTTGGTCTTGAAGATGATTTGATTTATCATTCCATTTGGGATGACCCAATCTATATGGAGGAAACCGAAACAATCGAAAAAGAAGTTTCCTATGAGGAGATTGAAGAACCAGTCAAGGAAAAGGAAGAGAAATCTGAAACCCTTGATTTAAAAGAACTTATCTTCAATATAATCAAGGAGAATGACTTCAAGACTTTGGAGGAAATCAAGGGAATTGTTAGTAAGAATCATATGAGTTTCAATGAAGAGGCTGAAGTCCTTGAATTCGAGAGAGAATTCAATAAGAACTTCAGAGAACTCAAGAAAGAGAAAAAGGTAATGGTGAATGCTATCGGTGTTGTTGGGGTGGTTGAATGAACATCTACCAATTATTATTTCGTAGAAACCAACACTACCTCACTATCAGGAGCAGGGATGGAAGACCTGCTCAAAGATACAAAGTGCCAAATCATAGGTTTCTTAAAAAAGCTTGGAGTAGACAGAACCCTGATGAGGATTTGTATATTACCAAGTATCCTGAAGATGGGGTTATTTCAACTATCATCTTGGATTTCGATTCAGAGGATGATATTGAAAAAGCCTACGAAGACTGCTACAAAATATACAAGTTTCTTCAAACCAAAGGCACAAACTCTGTCATAGTAGCCTCAGGGAATAAGGGTTACCACTTATATATCCAAATACCTGCCACCAACTTCAAACTTGTTGGCGATATTGAAGTTTCTGATCCAAACTTGTTGTATGATATTTTCGTTCAAGATTTTATCAATAACATTTATTGGCAGTTTGAAACTTTGGATATGGTGAATCATCAAGCAGGATTAAAGGGTAACATCCGATTGATTAACAGTTTTCATCCGAAAACCAAGAAACCCTGCAAGGTGGTACTTGGAGAATGGATTGAAGAGGATAATGAAGACTACTACTATCAAGCATTGAAGTACAAGGATATTATCTTCAAGAATGCATATCAGAAATATCAGAAAATGGAAAGGGAGAAAATCGAGAAAAGAATGAATCGTATTAAAGAACATCAGAGTAGGAAATACATTAACGAGGACTACAATCCCCTTGATGAATCCTGCAAAGATGTTATGCAAAGCATATTCAATTTAGATAAGGTGACAAATAAGGCTAGTGGAATGTGGTGTTGTTGCCCATTTCACAATGACAGCAATCCGAGTATGGTAGTTACTGATGACTACTTCTACTGCAAGGGTTGTGGAAAGAAAGGAAATGTGTGGACTTTAATCAAGGAGGGTTATTATAACCCTACTGGAATTGATAATACTTGTGTAAAGGTGGGAAAATGATTGAACCTTGTGTAGAAGCTTGTTTAGGAGTTGACTGCGATTTCTTCAAAGAAAGTATGGAGAATCGTTGTTCAATAAGAAAACAACTAATTGAAAAGGAAAATAAAAAGTGTGCAGATGCAGAACCGAGAGAAGATATTAAGGAAATACTGGCAACTGATAAATGGTTGCGAGAACTTGACAATCAAACATTCGGATTTGCAATAAGTAATGAAGTGATTGAAGAGGAAGTTGTCCGAGTTGGTAAACAATGATAAGACAAGAAAAAAGTAAATTTATCAAAACAATGGAAGAGTTAACAAGACAAGGAATCAAGGGTGAAGAGTTGGATAAGGAATTAGCAATCCGATTCTGTAACATATACCCATATAGTTTAGTATTTAAGAAAGTAGAGGAGGAATAGATTGTGTTAAATGATTTGGTTAATGTGTTGATTGATGAGTCAATTGACAAAGAACATAGTGAAAAGTTAGCAGAGGTATTTTTTAAGGAACTGGATGACAGTTTCAAGATGCCTACTGTGGGTTATGCTATTTTCATCATCCTTGCACAAACCTACGGTATGTTAGAGGCACAAGATGAGAAGAGTGCATTATTTTTTAAGGGATTGATGATGGATTGTGTTAAAAGTTTAGGTGAGATGAATGAGTAACCTTATTGATAGGGCGAGAGTGGAGGGTTTCCTCTACTCCCTTACCGAGAAACAAGAAGCCTACCTTAAAGAGAAACAAGCACTTGAGATAGAGAAAAGCAAACTTATCCTGAATACTAATTGGGAGGAGTTGAATGCTCAAAGGAAAGAGCAAGGATTAAGCAAGATTTCCAATGAAAGTGGCAGAAAAGCATACATCTCTTTAAAATTAGCAGATAATATTGAAAAATTCAACGAGGTAAAACTGGAATACGAGGATGGTAAAAGGTACTACGAGTACCTGATGACTATCCTGAAAGAAAAGGAGGAGTAATAGTATGGCTACTTGTCCAAGAGAAGCGACACTCTCCAGTTTAACAAGGACTGTTGAGGCTATAAAGAAAGCCCAATCCACAGTACCTGCAAACAGCCAAGATTGGAAAGTACTAGAATCCAAAAGGCAGGAGTACCTCCAAGAGATTCAAAAAATTAACAAGGATATTATGGGGTATTAAAATGACTAGAGCAACAGAATATCGGTTAATGGTGCAGAAGAACAAGGAAGTAAAAGAACACTATTCTGCATTACTGGTAGAATACTTGAAAAAAGAGGGAAAAAACCATATGGACACTTATTTCAATTTCAATGCCGACAAATTGACCCTACGATGGTCTGGCAGGATGGAATTAAATGACCTCCAATTTCTATTGAAAATCTTTGGAGATATTGAATCCTTACAAGCAGAGCATCAGGATATTGTTGTAGTGTTCAAGGGTGATGATTAGATGATTCTTTGTGATAAGAGCTTGACAATGTTTGCAAAGTACTGGATGAAAGGTGTTGATGAAGATAACATCCAACCCAATTCCATTGATTTATGTTTAGATGGTAATAAAGGGTGTATAACACCCCCTCTCCTCTCTAATAATAGGTGTGACAAGTTTGAAGAACTTATTATCCCCCCAAATGAACTGGTACTGGTCAGCACCAAAGAGTCAATCTGTGTTCCATCCACTCATTGTTGCAGAGTTGAGGGAAAAAGTAGTCTTGGCAGAATAGGACTATTGACTCACATTACTGCAGGATTCATTGATTCAGGGTTTAAAGGAAACATCACATTGGAGTTATATAATGTTGGCAAGTATCCAATCAGACTCCACAATGGGTGTAAGATAGCCCAGTTAGTAGTTGAAAAATTGGATGATACAGTAGAGAACTTATATAGTGGGAATTACTTTGGTCAAGACAAGGTAACACCAAGCATCCACGAACACAACTTCGATGGATCAACTTATGAGGTGTGGTAAATATTCCATTCTATCATCAACAATTTGCATTGATGAGGATTAGCAGACAAGGGCAAGAGTACTACTACACTTTCGCCATTAAAAGTCTGATCCATTATCAATTCCTGATAGGAGTTAATAAAAAGGATAAGGCTTATTGTCTGCTCAATCCCAATTTTGATACCTTGGAAGTTAAGGATATAAGTAGGGATGAGGCTGTTAAAGGACAGTATGACTGGAATACTTTCAATTCAAGATTCTGCAAGGCAAATAATAGAAGTGGTTTTATCTTCAGGTTCAAGCTTGATGAGAAGATTAAATTTAAGAATAGTGTAGCCTTGGAGAATCCTATGAAACAAGGATTAAGAGTAGCCTCAAGGGATGAGGCACGAAGATTGGAAAAGGAAATTGTTAGAACACTAGCAACTAGGAAAATGAAAGACCCATACCTTAATCTGTTATTGATTGAGGCGAATGGGTTGTTAATGACATACACAAGGATGTGTAAAAATGGTGAAATTGAAGAAATTATTTAAAGAAGCCTTAAAGGACAATCCAATAAGTTGGAAACCTTTATCCTACAAAGAAAGGCAGAGGAGAATCAGACAAGGTGGAGGATTGGAATACCTTAAGGAACAAGCAAAGCGAGGAGAACCCTTAAAGAAGAGTGTATCCCATTTCGGTGTGAGAGTTGAGGATATTAATGCATATCTCAAAGACAATGGGGTAACCTACAGAGAACTCAAGAAAGAACTCTATGAGCCACCCAAGACTGGCAGACAGAAAATCATAGAAAGTGGGGGTATCGAACAATTACGAGTATATGCACAACGAGGCTATACTCAAGGCAAAGTAGCAGGAATCTATGGTCTAAAGAGTAGCTCTGCTATCTCAAATTTTGTTAGGAGAGAGGGCTACACTTGGGAGGAACTGCAGAATGTATGTGAGTGATATCACTATTGAAACAGAAGAGCCATTTGTTAAAGTGGCTTTCTGTGATTGCAAATGGGAAAAGCTCAAAAGCATCTTACTTGGATTGGAGTGGAGTAAGAATTATTATCTTGTTTTATCACGATTCTACTCAATCCGATATGATAAGGAATCAGAGAAAGGAACTAATTTTGATTATGAGTACCTGAATAATTGCTATGGTACAAGGCAAGTTTTTACTGTGGATCATCTTGATGAGAAGATAAAGAATGGTTTGTACTTGTGTCAGGGATTGCTTGTTTTTTGTAGAAAGGAGTAAATTATATGAGTATTGAGGATAACACTTGGTCAGAGGAGTTATTGGATGACCATTTCGGTGAGATGAGAATACTGTTGACCGAAACTTGTGAAAGTTTTGTGAAGACAGATTGGTTTGAGAAATACAGAAAATTGGCTACTGATAATGTTGAATCTTTTGAAATAATGGAGGATGAGGTTCAAAGGTTGCATAAGTGTATCTTGTTGCACGATGCACTTGTGAGAATCCCCTCTGAAGAGTTATTAGAATTGTTAGAGAAACACGATATCGAATATGAGGAGTAGAGTTTTATGTTTATGAGTGAGTATGGTGCTTTATTATTACTTGATGGGCTTATTATTTTACAGTTTGCTAGTTTAATGTATTTGATAAAGATATATAATTATTTAAAATTGGAGATTGGTGTAAAAGTAGGGGTGAAATTATGAGTGATGAGAATAATGACCATCCTTGTTTTGAGTGTGCTAGAAAAGGTGAGGGTGGAGCAGTATATGATTTCCCCCACCCTGCACTTATATGTGTTGTAGACAACCATAGGAGTTTGGATATATTGGGGGATTTGAAAACCTGCCTTGATGGATTATACAAGAAATGCCCAAAAAAGAAAGGGGAATGTGAAGATTGACAGAGGATATGATGATGGGTGAGAGGGATATTGAGGCTGAACTTCAGGAGAAAGATGAGATTATTATGAGTCTTCGCCTCAATGAACACTTACTCAAGGATAAGCTTGAGATTTCTAGGAGGAATATGAGTAAGCAGTTGGAGAGAATAACTGCTCTTGAAAAAGAGAATGAGAAGTTGTTAAAACAGATTAATGATTGCAAGGATTATAATGCAATATTGTATAAGAATTGTATGCAAAAGGATAAGAGGTGGTTGAAGAGGCTTGAAAAATTGGATGAGGAACTTGAAGAGTACATTAAGGAAAATGCGAAGTTAAGGGAGATGTATGTTAATGATGAGTAAGAAAAGATTTGTATGTATTGATATCGGTTATGGTGATGACTGGTACATTACAGACAATGGGAAAAGATTATCTGAAATTGAAATCGTGAATATGTTGAATGAGCAACAATCAATTATTCATAGAGATGAAATATCAATTAAAACTATGATGTCCAATATGAAAAAACTTGAAGAAGAAAAAGTCAAATTAATGGAGGATTGTGCCTGTCAATACAAGCAAATCCAAAAATTAGAATCCGAAAATGAGTATTTACGAAAAGAATTGAAAGGATTAAATAGAAAATATATTGCTTTTTCAGAAGCAACAGACAAAAGATTGAAAGAGATGATGCGATGAGTGAGAACCGATTTTGGTTTGTTATTGATAAAGGTAAGTTGGAATATGTTCAAGACAATGTTACTGGTGAAAAGATTACTGTTAGTGAATTAGAAGATTTGTTGAATGAGCAACAAGAATTGATAGAAGAGTTGCAAGTGAGTGATGAGATGGGTTGGAAAAGGGCAGAACATTTTGAAAAGAAATGCCCAAAAGAATTGCATAACCAGAAGATGTATATTAAGAGATTGGAGTATAAGGTGCAGAAATTCAAAGAAGAGAATGAGGATTTACGAGAAGTTAACAAGGAAAACAGATTATTACACGAAGAAAATGTGAAACAATCTGAAAAATGGAAAAAACTTTACGAAATCAAAGATGCAGAGGTAACTGCAAGAGTAGATACTCTCAACAGAGTATGCAACTATTACCTCACAGAAGTACAATTCAAAGCAGATACCGACCCAAACGAGGCAGTAAAAGAAGTAATAAATGAAATACTAAATACACCAATTTATGAGGAGTGATTAACCATATGATTGAAATTTTCTTTTTATGTGTTAGTAGTTTTACACTAGGATTTTTTCTTATGGATACTATATGGATTTATAAGATTCATAAATGGATAAAAGAGAATGAAATTGAGGTAGTTGAGAAATGATTTCCTTATTCAGTATAGCAGTTATAATCATACTGTTTTTCCTTGTACTGTTCCTAGTAAGCCTGAAATGAGTGAGTAGTATGAGGATTGATAAGATTAAGGGCAGGTTATGGGATAATTATCTCATAACCTGCAACCAAATGAGGGATGGTATGAGAATTGATAAGGCGAATGGTCGGTTATGGGAATGGTACATAGTAACTTGCAACCATTGTGGAGCGAAGATTAAGAAACCAGTATGGTGGTTGAAGCTATTATTCATCTTCAAGAGAAAACTATACTTCACCTGCAATGAGTGTCACAGTACAAGTTGCTACATCAACTTTTTCCGACTGATCCACGATACAACCGATGAGCAGGAGAAATTAATGAATAAATATCCTAAATGGGATAGGAGAATAAAATGATTAAAACTTGTGTTACTTGCGATAACTTCAGGTACATTGAAAAAGGAATTGAGGGGCGATTGGTGTTGTGTGATTTGATGTATGAGGATTATGAAGTGGATGTTGATTTGTTTAAGAAATGTTTTTATGGATTTGATTGTTGTGATTTGTATAAGCCGATGGATGAGAATAGTGAGCAGGAGATGAAATAATTAAGGTTTGGATTGACACGAGAGAAAAACAGAGGGGTGTCAGAGCGAAGAAGTTTTACAAGCAACATAACTTCAAAGTGGATATAAAGCATCTTGATGTGGCAGACTATGTCTTTGATGGTAAGGTTGCATTCGAGTATAAGACTGTAGCCGATTTTATGCATAGTCTTACTGATGAGAATAATAGCCTTTTTGAAGAGGTTGCTAATCAAGGTTACGAGTATAGGAATAAAGGCAAGTATTCCTACATTATCATTGTGGGTAAGCTTGTACCAACATTGAAAAGACTGTCAAAGTATAGTCGGAGTAAAAACTATGTACAGAACAGTATTGCTCAATACAAAGGAGCGATACGAACCCTCCGAAAAATCACGAATGGGATAATCATCTGCGATACAGAAGAGGAAGCCCTAGAAGAAATGTATCTTCAAGCAAGAAGTTGCCTGAAAACAAGTAAGTATGGGGGTACTGGTAGAAGATTGAAGATTGACAGATTAACAGCAGTAGATGTGCTATTAACAAGTGTGAAGAATGTTGGCTTGAAAACAAGTAATAATATTGTCAAGCAGTTAAAAATCAAGAATGTTCAAGACCTACTGGATTGTACAATAACTGACTTTGAGTCTGTTAACCGAGTCAATCTGAAGAAAGCAAGAGAGATTTATAAATTCCTACATAAAGGAGAGAAACGATAAGATGGATTTGGAAACTAAATTATTTATCCAAGATGTGCAGATAGTTGAGTTGAACGAGCAGTTAACTCAATGCAGAGCAGAGAATGACAGACTAAAAGCAAAGCTCAAAAGAATTGAGAGTGTGCTTGATGACAAGAGGGTTATTTATGAAGATTGAATATGTGGATAAGGAGGATATCCTCAAAATACTGCGAGATAAGGTCAAGGAAACTAATAGTATTCTTATGAAGTGGCAATTAAATCACATCATTCGTAAAGTAAATGAAACACCCACTTTTTTATACGATAAAAATCTTGTGTCATCTACACTAAAAGACACAGATACCAGTAACAACACCACATTACCAAGTTACTATGGGGATACGATGGACTTGCTAACTGCTTGTGAAAAAGGACTAGTACCCAAGGAGAAACTAATCCACTTCTGTGAACTGAACATCATCAAATATGTCTTAAGATACAAGCAAAAAGGGGGTTGTCAAGACTTGGAAAAAGCAAGAACATATCTTGAGAAGTTGATAACCTATGAAAATCACGAGAAGTAGCAGAGTAATAATAAATGAGAATAGCCTAACTGTCACCATACCCACCGAATGCAAACGATGTCATAACCTCTTCTATCCCATTGTGAATAATCAGAAATACTGTAGCCCCCATTGTAGCCACCAAGCAAGACTGGAATGGAGGCAACAAAGACACAAGAAACTGAATGGAAAACGAATACCCAAGAAGTGTGAGTATTGTGGAAAACGATTCATAAGTGATAGAAGTAACCGAAAATATTGTAGCCCTGAATGTTCAAGTAAAGCTCATCAGGATCAGAAAAACAAGTGGTGGTTTGAGAATTACGAGGATAATAGACTACCATTAGGAGAATCAAACCTATCAGAGCATCGGTACGAGGACTTCGAGCGAGAATTTTGGGCAGTCCGGAACGAGAAAAGAAGACTACTAGGCAGGAGATAAAAATTATGAAAGTGGAAGACCTGATAAAATCCCTAGCGAACTATAATCCAAAAGCCGAAATCGGAATCTCAATAGATGGATACTACGAATCAGAATTATACTTATCCCATATCTGCAAAGACACAGATGGGAAAGAACTAACCCCACAAACCACCAAGCAAGTGTGGATAGAGGGAATGGATTTCTGCAAGGATTGTGAATTCCTATCAAGTGACTACTGCCTTGCATACAATTGCGATGCTGATGATGTAAACGAATGCTATCAATTCAAGGAGATAGAATAGGATGAGGGATGTGGAAGTAATCGGAGGAATCGGAGAAAAAAACAGTAACAATAATACTCAATGGCAATTCCAAAACCGAATATACAATCCCCAAGGATTAAGCCCAAGCTTAACCACACTAGGCAGAGGCTACCTAACAATAATAGAGAGAGAGAGAGCAATGGAAGAAATAAAGTACTTATCATTATTTAGTGGAATAGGAGGATTCGAGTATGGAATACAACAAGCAAACACAAATTACAATTTCAAATGCATAGGATTTTCGGAGATAGATAAATATGCAACACAAATCTACAAAAAACACTATCCAAACCACCCTGAACTTGGGGATGTCACAAAAATCAACACCGAGGACTTACCTGACTTTGACCTCTTGGTTGGAGGATTCCCTTGTCAAGCGTTTTCTATTGCAGGACAGAGAAGAGGGTTTGATGACTGCCGAGGAACATTATTCTTTGAAATCGCTAGGATTCTCAAAGACAAAAGACCCCGATATTTTCTACTTGAAAATGTTCGAGGTTTACTATCTCACAACAAGGGAGAAACTTTCCAGAGAATACTTGAAGTTCTCTCCGACTTGGGGTATAATGTTAAATGGCAGGTACTTAATAGCAAGGACTTCGGTGTTCCACAACGGAGAGAGAGAGTGTTCATTAAAGGATATTTTGGAGAGGAATGTGGAGGAGAAGTATTACTTGTCGGAGGAGGCGAGTCGGAAGTTGATGTGGGATTAGGGAAGCCCAGTAGATGATAAGATTTTTTGCTATAACCCTAAAAGGAAACAAGCACAAAAGGTTTACAGTATTGATGGAACTAGTGTTTGTTTAAGTAGTGGAGGGGGGGGGCAAGGAGGAAAAACTGGACTATATTTGGTGAAGAGAGAATGATAAATCGTGAACGAGTGGAAAAGTATTTCAAGCGAGTGGATAATGGATTGTATGTCACAATTGATAGAGAGAGAGAGCCTTTATGCATTGACTAGCCATACTCCACAAGTAGGATTCAGAAAACGATTAAGGAATTATGTACTGGAGATTGATGAATGAATTGGGAAAGAGTGGATAAATACTTCACAAGAGTCGGCAAGGATTGGTATGCCAGTTTAACAGAGAGAGAGAGAGTTTGTTATGCAGTAACAACACACATTGGCAGACAAAATAGTTTGGAGAAAAGAAAAGATACCTATGTTCTAGAGGTGAACGAAATGAAAGAAAAGGATGATGATTTTATTAAGCTCCGAGAAACCACACGAAAAGGGTATAAGGAAACCTACCCCTATGATGGAGTAGAGTTAAGCAGGAAAGGGTGTACTGTCCGAAGAGGAGTCAGCCACGATGGAATGACTGGGGCTTTGAACACTAGCGATGGCAGTTGGGGAACAATAAGCCCTGATTATCGGATAAGGAAACTGACTCCACGAGAATGTGAGAGGTTGCAAGGTTTCCCTGATGACTATACCTTGACTGGTGCAGATGGAGAAACTATTAGTGATACTCAAAGGTATAAGTGCTTGGGGAATGCAGTTACTACTAATGTGATAACTTGGATCATAGAGAATTGGGATTTTAAAGTGGGAGATGATGTTAAGGATGGAGAATGAATTTTCAATAAATAATAAAGCTTTGCATATTTATTGCCTATCTGATGCTCATTTGGGCAGTAATGTATTCAATCGTGAGTACTGGGAGTATGCTTTATCTGTTTTTAAAAAGGATAAGCATAACAAGGTACTGTATTTGAATGGGGATTTACTGGAAGTCAGTAGTAAGAATGTAGGGGATTCAGTATTCAATCAGGAAATGGATGTGAATGAACAAATCAATCAGATGGTTGAATACCTAGAACCACACAAGCAATACATCAGAGGACTAACAAGTGGAAACCACGATAGTATGAGAACAAAGAAAGATTTCAACTTGGATACTGCCAAGGTTATTGCAGATATGTTAGATGTTCCATACAATAATAGTATTTATGATACCTTATTAGTGAATGATAAGAAGTTGAGCATCTACCTTGCACACGGTAAAGGTAGTAGCAAACTGCAACACCTAGCCCTTGGAAAGATACAACGAGATATGAGCTTTGTAGAAGCAGATATTAACTTTATGGGGCATTTGCATAGGTGTGGTAGTATTGAACAAGTCTACTATCAACCAAATAAGGGATACTATCGCCGACTCTTCTGCCTAACTGGACACTTCCTACGATACGAAAAAAGTTATGCAAGTAATATGCTACTCTCACCATCCCCTGAATCATTCTTACGAGTAGAAGTGGACAAGGATTTGAATAAGAATGTGACAATGTATGAATCTGATAAAATAGATTGGAGAGGTGAATGATTTATGGCTGAAACAATACTAGATTTACAAGACAAGATAATCGAACTGGAAAACACAATCAAAGAACTACAAGAAGAGGACAAAAGACTCTGCACAGTTATATCAAACATAAGCAAAGAAAGAGGACAACTACAAAAAACAGTACACAAACAATCAGAAATAATAGAATTACAACAACAAATCATAGAGGTCTACCGAGAGTGAATAGAATTGCAACTAATTAAAGCAGTACTGGATGCAGTTATCACACAAGGGATACAAGTCAGTAGCATAGATGATGTACCAGTAAATGTATACTTACTTGATGACACCATCTACCCCTTATCCTTTATCCTAGATGAAACTGATGACCTGCTCACAATAGCAGTAACCGACCCTGATGGATTTGAACGAGCCAAAATCATACCAAAGGAAAACCTATCCAGTATCGAAATAATCTACCAACAAGACCTAGAACCACCAACAACAACACCCAAAAACGAAGACAAAATGTACCAATAAATTAAGATGAGGTGAATAAAATTACAAAAACAAAGAAATTTAATCCATTAAAAATCACAGGTAAATTCAGTACTTGTGGAATACCCATAATCTTTGATACCTACCAATATTGTGACTATAACTGCCTATATTGTTACAACCATCAAAGAGTAATACTGGGTAAAAAAAGTTTTGAAAAAGAATGCAACCTTAATTTTCTAAAAAACACATTCCATAAGGTATATGATACAAAAGAAATAAATGAAAAAAACTTATTGCACAAACTTTTAGAAAAAAGGATCACACTCCATGGGGGTGTCCAAGGGGAATGTTTCCAACCTAAAGAAGAGAAAAAAGGAATGACAAAAAAAGCAATTGAAATCTGTAATGAATATGAGCAGAAAATAATGTTCACTACAAAAACAGATAGATTGTACGATGTTCCAGTAAACCCTGAATTACACTCATTTTCATTAAGTGTTAGCAATCTTGAAAACCATAAGATAGAACCTAATGTTCCAAGGATTGAGAACAGGATTGAATTTTATAATCAATTAAAAAATGAGGGTTATAAGGTAAGCATTGGCATAGAACCATTCATACCTACAATTACTGATTGGAAAAAAATAATAGATACATTCATAGATGCTGAACATTTTCATATAGAAGCTATTAGATTAACCCCTCAAAATCCTGAAAATAATAAAATCGTTTTGGATACTATAAATATGGAAAAATCTGATTTTAAAAATTTAGGTGTTTTAAATCTGAAACAGGAATTTAGGTATGAATTGTATATGGAAATGATTGATTATTTTAATGAAAGAGGATTGAGTTATAGTTTTAGTGATAGTGATATGCATCATTTAAGTAACAATTATTGTTGTTGTGGAGATTCAATGATAGATAATTTCACTAGTTTTAACAATACTTCTCTGATACAGAAATATGGTTTAAATTATAGTATCGAGGATGTGATGGAGGAGTTAGGTGAGTTAAAAGATTGTAATGCATACAGTTATTTTGCAAGTAATCGTGTTTATGGTTTAAAAACTGTTGAAGATTTTTGGAGGGATAGGTTTCATAGCCCAAGACATCCAATGAATCCTAAATTTAATTATGTAGGTAATGATGCAAAACAGATGAAGTTAATGTGAGAGGGTATTATGGATAATGAATTTAAAAGTTTTTATAAGGAAGTGAAAGGGAATGAGGGGGATAAATGTCATATCAATGTCAGATTGGATACTTATGGAAGAGGCTGTCAGCATAACTGCAACTACTGTTATGCTAAATCATTGCTTGATTTCAGGAAACTGTGGGATTACGAGCATCCTGCAGTAGCAGATATTAACAAGATTCGTAGGAAAATCAAAAGAATCAAGGATGTAGATGTTATCAGATTAGGTGGAATGACAGATTGTTTCCAAGAACTTGAGAAAACAGAACGAGTCACCTATGAAACAATCAAAGCCTTAAATGAAGTTGGTCAAGAGTACTTGATTGTGACCAAATCAGATTTAGTTGCATCACCTGAATATTTAGAAGTCCTTGATCCACAACTAGCACATATTCAAATAACCCTGACTTGTACTGATGATGAGTTATATGAGAAACTGGATTATGAGAATGCACCACTACCAAGCCAAAGAATACAAGCCATTGAAACCCTGCAAAGGAATGGATTCGATGTTAGTGTACGATTATCACCTTTTATAGATTCTTTTGTGGATTACGATGTACTTGCTAATATTCAATGTGATAAGATTCTTGTTGAATTTTTACGAGTCAACACTTGGGTGAAAAGATGGTTCGGCTACCACATAGACCTATCAGAGTACACAGTTAAACAATCAAATTACTGGCATTTACCATTATCCAAAAAACAAGAACTAATCAGAAACATAAAAGGATTCAAGGAAATAACAATCTGCGAAGATGAATCAGAAGCTTACGAGTACTGGAAACACCACTTCAACCCAAACCCTGAAGACTGTTGCAACCTACGAAAATAGAATTAAAAATCAATTTCAGATTTAAAAATGAATCGTAGAGTATGCAAAAAAATGATGTAGATATAATGGCAACTATAATAGCAATCAAAGGTGCATTATATAATAATGCATTCAAAAATGGGTTAAAATTCATTGAAACTAGGAGTCAGATTATAAAAAATAAGAAAGGGAAAACCTATCAGAAAATCGGAGAAACAATCTATTTTTACAATTCCGATACAAAGCAAGTGGAGTATAATGGAAAACTAGTTAATATAATCAATAATTATGATGATTTGAATGAAATGGAAAGGCAAAATGTGGATCAGTATGGTCTTCATTATAATCTTTTTTTAATTTTTGATAATATAGAGATTCTTGAAAAACCTCTCAAACCTGCAAATGTCTATCAAGGCATCTTTACAGAAACCGAATTAAGTGAAAAAGAGGGCATCATCACAAGATTGATTGAATTAGATAAGGAATTTAGGATAATTGATGCAAGGGATGGACACATCATTGCAATGATTCCTCAAAATAATAACAGAGATTTATCACTAGAATTAGCTGAAAAAATGCAAAATACAATAATCTTGGATCAGTAGGATTAGAAAACCCTACATTTAAAATATGGTAGAATATTATTGTGCTGAATCACGATTTTCCATCCAATACATTTATATACTATGGCTTACAAAGTAATAGTAACTACTACTAACAGTAGTTATAAAATACTAAAACGAAGTGATTATTATGAGTAGTGAATATTTAGATAATGTTACAGAAAAGTTTGATGATGTTTTTGATTTTATGAAAGAAGTTATTGACAATGACACTTGTAGGTCTTTCGTTGCAGGAATCGACTATGTTATTGACTGGTGGATTCAACCTACTGATGAGAGTGTTTTTGATATGGACACTCTTGTTATTAAAGGTGAGGGTTTTACCAGTTACAGAGTTTACGATGGTTTTACTCACGATGGACTATGTTATGTTAGCATCGGATTAGCCGAGAATGGGATTTACCCATTAACTGTTGATGATGAGTATTGTAACGAACTGTTTGGAGATACATTTTAAATTAATAATAAATTAAAACGAAAATGGAAGTGAGAAAATGACAAAACTAACCAAAATCGATATTTATGCAAACCCATTAGAAGACCTCTTTAATGTAGGGGATGAGATCAGTACCACAACAAGCGAATTCCCATATAATAGCCTAAACCATTGCTTTGATAGTCAAGCAACCTATATGGGAACAGTACTGGCAAAGTACGAGTATGGTGACTACTCCGAGTATGATCCATCCAAATGCAATAATGGGGGAAAATATGGGTACGATTACTACACTATCGTAGAAGTGTTGGAAAGGGAATACTGATTCCCTCAAACTTTTCTTTTTTTATCAAGGAGGAATATTGAATGAAATGTGAAACCTGCGAAATGCTAACAACCGAACCCCTAAAAATCACAACCACAAAAACACTAAACCACGAAACATACTACTTCACAGAAACCTACAAATGCCAATACTCTGGACAAACAAGCCAAAAACTAGAAAAACTACCCACAAAAGGATGTAGATTAAAATGAACTTCGAGGAAACAATCGCTGACAAACTCTACCAAAGATATGGAATCAACTATATGAACTACAAAACAGACAAATACGAAACCGACAAAATAAGACTTATACTAAATGGATTCCCACAAGAAATCATACAAAGCAAAGACATTATTGAAACCATCGCAACATTAATACAATTAGTAGAGGATAACCAATAAAAATATAAAACCAAAAAACAAATAATTACCCAAGGAGGAAAGAACTTGACAACCATAGAAGTAAAAATCAAATTCAAAGAATATCAATTCAGCAGAGTCAAACCCACAACTGGAAACTCTGCAATAATCTACACAAACACAGACTGGATCAACCGAGAAGTCATAATAATCCCAATGAAACTAAACATAACCGACAGACTAATAGAAAAAAAATATAACCCTAAAACAAAAGAATACGAACTCACAATAGAAACCGACCTAATCCTCAAGAAAACCATCAAAGAGGGAAAAAACATCGGCAGAGCCTACCTCCCAACAGAACTCATAGGCTTGGATATGCTAATAATCCCAAAACCACAAATAGAAAACCTATACTAGAACCAAAAATGGATTCCCAAAAACTTATTATATTTTCCAAACAATAGATTTGAAAACGAGTTTCCGAAATCAGGAGGGATTCCCTAGAATCAGAACCATTTCCCAGTTTCAGATTCTAAAACCGATTTCCGAAATCTGATTTAATTTCCGAGAACTGGATTCTAATTTCAGTTTCAGATTCAAAAATCAATTTCCGAAAACTGGAAAAGTTTCCGAGAATCAGATTCAAAAATCGATTTTGGAAATAAAAATGAATCCCAAAATAACCAATACAAAATGGAGCTAATAATTATGTACCCACAATTAATCAAAAACTATGCAAAAACATTAATCAAAGACCTAGGCACAGAACACACAACCTACAACATCAAACCAACCGACATCAGCAATAACTACAACAACTACTATGTCATCAACATTACAATCTTAATTGAAAAACCATCAGAATTTGACCCTGAATCCACAACAATCCAAATACTTCGCACTCAATTAATGGATGAGGCTAATATGCCAATCATCGTGGATAAGGAGGACCTCCGAACACTCTACACCACTCTTAAAGAGGAGGGGGCTAAAATCGGAAACAAGGAAGACATTCAAAAACTGCTAGAATAAAACACTATTTTATCACAAGTTGCACTACATCAAAAGTGCAACAAACCCTTATTTTTCAACAATGCTTTAATTATCCTGCATCTTCAACTAATATAACACTACTTTTACTATTGAAGTATAATAATCCACGAACCAACACTCCAAATAAACAACCCCCTCCCAAGAGCAGACACACACCACAAAACAACCATCAACATCGTGGACAAAAAAACACACCACCCCATACCACCATCGTGGACAAAAAAGAAAAAAATAACACCCATCGTGGAGGCAAAAACCATCATCACCCATCGTGCAAAAAAACAAATAACACCCATCGTGGCAGAGTCTTCGTGGAGGAGGTTTAAAAAAAATATATAAATAAATATTATAATTACTTTATAGCTATTTTAGGATCATCTGAAAATATATGCACCTGCAGGAATTCAGGAATTCAAGACCTGCAGGAATTCAGGAATTCAAGACCTGCAGGAATTCAGGAATTCAAGACCTGCAGGAATTCAGGAATTCAAGACCTGCAGGAATTCAGGAATTCAAGACCTGCAGGAATTCAGGAATTCAAGACCTGCAGGAACTAGAAAATACTACAATTATATTAAAAGATAAGCTTATTAAATTAAAAGATATCTTAATAAATCAATTAAATTAATAGTATTATTCAATATAATTAAATCAATAACTAATTTTTACATTTAAGTTTAAAATATTCTATATGTAATACTAAAATTATTATCTTTTTTAAAAAAATTCCAGATCATCAAATATTCCAGGACCATAAAAAACGATAAATTTAAATACTATGAAGTACAACCTATTAGTAACTGCTATTAAGTAGGAACACAAAAAACGAGGTTAAAATTTATTGGAGGAATTAAGAATGGCAGGTATAAAACCAAAACACAGTAGGATTAAATATGTTGAAGAAGCAGGATTTAATATAAATTACTCTGAAAATTCAAGAGATATTAAATACGATGTAGCAATGGAATACACCAGAGGCTCTGGAAAATACCACAGTGACACAATCATTATCTCAAGCTCTAGCGCTTTTAATTGTTGTTGTAAAAATATTTGCAACTGCAGAGCTTTTTGTTATGCAAACAGAGATGAGAGATCACACGGTCACAAGGTCACAGAGTACAAGGACAGACAAGGCTACGAATTTTTACACACTCCAAATAAAGAAATAGTAAAAGACTTTTTAGAAATGCAAGCAAATTTTAACAAACCTATTACTCAAATTAGATTAAATGAAGCTGGAGACCTAACAAAGGAGTTTTTATTTAAAGCTTATAACCTCCAGCAGGAGTTTAAAAAATATGAATCATTAAAAGATATTGTATTTTTTACCTACACACACAATTATTTATTATATGATGAGATCGAACCACTCATAAACAACAAGTTTATAGTTAACAACAGCTATAATCCAGAAGCACCGATCCAAAAGACCTTAAGCAATAACTATATTGCAGTTGAAGAACATATTTATAACTATCTTGCAAGTATACCACAGCACCAGCTGGATAAATACAATATAGTTATATGTGACTGTAGTACTAAATGCAATGTAAAGTGTCATGCTTGCATGATAAACGAAGCTAAAAATATTATAGTAAAAATCCATTAAGGAGGCTTTAAAAGTGGATGAAATAGATATATTAATTACTCCAATAATTATATACTGTATACTAATGGCAGTTATTGGAGCAATAGCAACAGCAATATAAGACCACCACCACACACCACACCACCACCAAACCACACACCAACAAGAGACCAAACAGAAACAGATTTAAAAAACTAAAAAAATCTCTTTTATTTTTCTTTTATATTTTCATTGTTAGCTATCGAGCCAGTAGTAATAGAGCGCCATAATTCGGGATCATCTGAAGCCACTATATAAACTGCTATAGTACTAGCAGTTAGTAACTGATATATTCTTACTATATATTAACTATATAGTATAATGTTAGAACTGCAGGACATCCAACAAGCCAACCACAAGGACCAACCACCACAGCCACCACCTGAAGAAGCCACCAACCAACCGACCGACACAAACAACAAATAAGTTCCTAGAAAATAGGGTTCAAAATTCACCATTGTCGCATAGATTTTTTCAGGTTTTTGGGTTTTGTGTGGTTGGTTTTAGTATTTTTTGAGGGTGTTTTTTTATTTTTTTTTGGTTTTTTCCGAAAAGGGTATAGTTTATAGTATTCCTGAATGTACCAAGTTAGTGTCTTGTGCTTATTATGTAGGGGGTAGTTTTTATATAATATTGTGGATGTTATATAAAAACTGGGGGGTATATTGGGGCATTGAATATTACTGTTTTTTCAATATTGACTATTTTTTTATTTGATCCTTTTGTCTTTTTCGATGTGCAATGTTTTTCTTTTCGTACACTTTACACTTGAAATTGTACTTTAAGGGAGCATTGGTATGTTTTGGGGCTTGTAGCACACCATACAAGTGTAGATTTAATCTACACCATTTTTCGTGTTGAGTAAATTACCCCTTTTGTTGCATTTTTCACCCTTTTTGTTGCAGATTTTCAGTAAATGTTGAGTAAATTTGGTGTAATGTTGAGCATATCGATGGATTGAAAATTGCAGTTAAGTAGTCTATATTCTATTTGGAGTAGGTAAACCGATATGCAAGGTTTGACTATCGCTATTTTTCGGCAGAATCTTAATTTTTTTTTCGGAAAAATTTTTAGTATATGGAGGGGGTATTGAAAATATTGTGATTTTTTATCTGATTTTCTGATTTTGTCAGAGGTTTTGGTTTTCTCTGATTTTTTGTTTTTGCAGATTTTTTTTGTTCGTTAGATAACTAAGAATAGTGTGGTTATCCTGAATGTACCAACTTACTGTCTTGTGCGATGATTGATTACTATAATTTTTTTAGTGGGTTATTAGTTTTTCACCGATGACCCCCCCATCATTTTTTATCATCTCCCAATCACACCCCCACACTCATATACACTTTTGATGGGGGGCGAGGGGAGAATTAATTATTGGAGAGTGCAGAAGAGAATGGATAAGGGAAGATTAACAACATTAATCAGCGATTTAGGACTGATACTGGTAGCCCTTGCAACCTTGCTTGGCATCAGGCTTGATCCTAATTTAGCGACTGCGATAGTGAGTGCAGTAGTATTGATTATTATCGCATTACTGGATGTTTACCATCCTGAATACAAGGACTTAATTGATGATATTGATGATTCAGAGGAGTTGGATGGAGGAGAGTAGTCCAACATTTAAAGACCACTTGGACTTGAATAATCGTGTAACCAAACTGGAATCGGAGAACAAGACACTCTTCAATGAGATAAGGGAAATCAAGGATGCTTTAGGTGAGAATACTGATGCTTTGAATAATCTGAACAGTACCTTGAATGAGGAGCGAGTCAATAATACAAAGGCGATTAATGAATTAACTACCTTGTTGCACGAGGAGAAGCTCCGAGTTGAGTTGATGAATGAGAAAGAATCCACCGAACTGGGCATCAAAAGTACTATCTATACTGGTGTCATTGTGGGTGTTGCCTTGTTGATTGTTGAGGGATTATTGAGAGTATTGTGATTTTTATGACTGATGATGATAATAAGATTGAAGAGAGGAATATGGTTCAGGGGAAGAAGCCTCCACGATTCATTAAAGAGCCTATCCTTAAGCAGAAGCTTTTGTCTATGATTGAAAAGGGCAATTATATCACTACTAGTTGTGAGGCTTGTGGTATTTCTCCATCTACTTTGGCTTATTGGAGAACCAAGGCTAGAGAGGGTAAAGAGCCTTATGTTAGTTTTTTTGCAGAGTTGCGAGAAGCCGAGCGAAAGGCTGAAACTGTTATTGCAGAGGGTATTTATGATATCGGTTTTGATAAGAGGAATTGGACTGCCCTTGCTTGGTTATTAGAAAGAAAGAACCCTGAAAGATGGGGTAGGAAAGACAGAGTTGATGTCGCTTCTGATAAGGAGTTTAAGATTGAGATTACCAGTACTAAATCCGAGCATAAGATGAGTGAAGAGGATAGGAAGAACCTAGAAGAGGAATAGTATGCCAGTTGTTGAGTGGAAGTTGAGTGAGAAACAAGCCGAGTATTTGTATGATAAGCATAGGTATTTGGTTGTTGAGGGATCAGCAGGAAGTGGCAAGACCTTGTTTGCTTGTCATAAGGTTTTGATGTATGCTTTCACTCATAAGAATGCGAAGATTGGTGTTTTTAGGTTGACTTTACCGAGCCTCAAGCAGACTGCTTGGTTGGAAATCAGGCAATTATTGGATAAGTATGAGTTGCCTTATCAGGAGAATAAAACAGAGGGTGTTATGACTTTCCCTAATGGAACAACCATCATATTCAGGGCTTTAGACGATATGAGGAAGATAAGAAGCCTCAATATGGATTTTATCTACTGTGAGCAGGCAGAAGAGATAGACAAGGATGTATTTATGGAATTAGACTCAAGGGTAAGAGGACAAGCGAGTATTGATGATTATGGTCAATTATTGCTTGTTGTTACTCCTGAAATGCAATCTCATTGGATTTATAAAAGATTTCACAAGCTTGAGGATGAGGATGCTTGTGTAGTGCATTTCCATTATACCGAGAATCCTTTTGTTGATGATAAGTATATCAAGATGGCAGAAGATAGGAAGAAATTTGATTATGATACTTATGCAAGACTGACTCTTGGTAAGTGGGGCTTGGTTGGTGATATTATTTATCAGAACTGGGATATCAAGGAATCCAGTAGGGGTTTCGAGTATTATACTGGAGGTTCTGATTTTGGTTTCAACAACCCAAGTTGTTTCTTATTGGTTGGTTGGTTGGATAATGAGGCTTATATCATTGATGAGGTTTACGAGCGAAACCTTATAAATTACCAATTCATTGGCAAGGTTAATGAGATGTTGAAGAGGAATAATCTCAACCCAAGCAACCTTGACACAGTATATGGTGATAAGGCAGAGCCTGACAGAATACAAGAATTCAATGAATATGGTTACAATATGGTTGGTGGAATCAAGGATGTTAATGCGAAGATCAATGCCACCAAATCAGTTAAGATCCACATAAGCCCCAAGTGTGTGAATACTATTAAGGAGATTGAGAATTACTGCTATCAAAGGGATAAGGATGGTAATGCTATTGATAAGCCGATAAAATACAATGACCATAGTATGGATGCATTGGGTTATTGTGTTTATGGTACTGTTGGAATCTTAAGCCCTGAACGAAGTATGCCTGAAAAGGCTACAATCTATGGATACTAAAATTGGAGAGATGAATATATATGGGAATTTTTGATAGGATATATGGGTTCAGACAACGAGAGGTTCGCAACAGTTATCCTAACGAGGTCAGATTGGCAGATATAAGTGCTAAAGAACCTGATAATCCAAGTGGGAAAGACCTTTACGAGATAACCCCATCTCATATTAATAGGACAGTAAGGAACTGCAGGTATGCCACACGAGATCCACAAGTACACGGTGTACTATTGGATATTATGGTGAAGTCCAATACTCATTTCGAGATAATCGGTGATAATGAACAAGCAGTTAATCACATCAAGAAGATGGATGAGGATTACTGGAATATTAATAAGATTATTGATGAGATGTTTTGGAAAGGGGCAGTTGATGGTCAAGCCTTTATGAACTTAAGAGTCAAGGAGAATCATATATGTCCACGATGGCTTGAATGGGATGGGGAATCCTATAATATTATGGAGATATATGACTCTGAAGAGGAATTATTAGGTTACAAGCAAGTTATTCAGAAGAATGCGAAGACTAATAATGGTTGGCTTCGCAGGAAATTCGATGAGTTGAAGAACGAATCCTCCCAAGAGGTTGAGATAAACTTTGAACCATCCGAGGTTATTCATATGAAATACCTTGAGAGGGATGGAATAGGTCATAGTCTTGTAGTGAATGTACTGGATGATGTGATGTACAAGAGGAAGCTCAAGGAACTGATGACTTTGACTGTTTATAAGAATAGTAATCTTGTTGTTGTTACTATGGGTAATGAGGATAAGATGAACACTTACCTTGATGAGGATGCACGAAATATGGTAGTGGAAACTGTATCCGACTTTGACCATAAGGGTGCAGTAGTAGTGCCTTATGGAATCGGTCTTGAAGTGCTTAAGGGTGGAACATTACCTGAAATCCAAGACTATCTTAAATATTATGAGAGATGCATTTATGTTGGATTGAACACTCCTGAAGCTGTATTCAACTCTGAATCCAGTAACAGAGCAACAGCCGATATTCAATTAGATAGTAAGACAAGTGGTAGGATACTGTTCTTCCAGTACAATCAGGAATGGGTTACCAAGTATATTGAGGAATTGTTCAGAAGAGAACTTGAACTTCAAGGCATAAGTGGATATGTGACTATTGAATTCGAGAACCTTACCGATGATGAAGATGGGGATGAGAATTCTGATGATACCGACCCTGAAAGCCTACACAAACCAATCACAAAGAAAGGTCAAGAGGATATTGACAAGACTGGCACTACTGGGATAAAGAAAACCACAACTAATACTGATAATGTTCATAATGATGTTAAGAATAGAAGTCAAACGAATACTGCAGGAGGTTGAAGTGAATGGCTAGTGATGGATTAAAACATCTTATCAAGACTCCTGCTGATTTGACTGATGAGGTTTTTGATTTCAAGAACCTTGACTCTGATGAACAAGCTTACATCATCGCTTTATTATTTTATTATAATGATTTTGCCTTGAAGTATCAGGGCAAGACAAGAGCATATATTGAATCTCATTACAAGGATGATATTGATGCCTTGCAAGAGAAACTTCTTAAGGCTAATGAGAAACAATTCGAGAAGATGTTTGAAACTTTCAAGAGAAAACAACTTGAGAATGATAAGAACCTCCCAAGTAGCAAGTATGGTAAGGTTACTTGGAAAGGCTTTGACAAGCCAAGTATGAGCAAGAAACTCACATTCGAGGTTGTTACTCAAAGCATAAAAGACATCTGCTCTGAATTGAAGATGGAGATAGGTTTGCAATTGAAAGTCCACGAAGACATCAACTATAAAGATTCTGACTTCTCAATCAAAGCAAAACTTGACAAGGGAGCGAAGAAGCTTAAAAAGGCAGGGAAGTTTACTGCAGGTAGATTAAGGCAGAAGACAGAACGAGCCTACCAAGACTTCCAAAACAAGCCCCAAACCCTCTACAAATGGCAATGCACATATTTGAGGAATGTGCCTTGTGCTTGGTGCGAATACCAACAATTGCAACCACCAAGACCATTAGATGACTGGGAGTATGACCACCCAAATGGACATTGTACACTAGTACCAGTAAATGGGGCAGAAGCCTATTCTGATGATTATCTTGCAATAGCAGAATTCCTTGATGAGGAAGATTGATATTTATGAAATTTATTAACCTTTTTGGAGTTGGTACAGTTGATTATGCTGATGAGGGATTCGACAAGCCAGTAAGGTTCAGTAGTGAAACCCTCAAATATCTAGCCGAAAACCTAGGCGAAACCAAACTCACAAGAGAACATACAGATGAGAATATTGGATCATACAATAATTT